GGGCTTCAAAAGCGCCAAGCGCGACGGCAACGACCGCTATGTGTGGCTGGTCAAGGGCCGGGCGCAGCCGCTGGACGAGCAGTTCCACACCAAGGAAAAGGCGCCCACCCGGCAGAACGACACCATCAGCCTGACCTTCATCAAGCGCACGAAGGACGACGTGTTCAAGTACGTTTACGACACCGTGGGCGGCGTGGCTGTGCCAGAGTTCTTTGAGGAAGTCTACGACGGGGTGCTGCCTGATTAATCTAACGGGGCGGGGCAACCCGCCCCTTTCTTTGGAGGCACAATGTTTACGGTTGAATTAGGTGAAAAGAAGTACAAAGTCCACAAGGTGACGGCGCGCACCCTGCGCGAGATCGGCGGGGCGCAGGCCGTGTTCAAAAAATGGCAGGAAGCCCCCGAGAGCGTGGACATGAAAAAGGACATGGACACGCTGATCAACTGGTTTTGTGTGTTCTGCGGCAACCAGTTCACGCCGGAGGAAGTCTACGACAATTACCCCGGCGACAAGATTATTACCGATATCGGCTTGGCCCTGGTCGCGGTGAACGGCCAAGTCACTGAGATGCTGAAGGCCTTTCCGACGGACATAAATAAAAAAAAACAAGCGACGACGACGACACGATGGAATCGCTTATGTTCCAGATTTACTGGCATTTTATCGAAAAAGGCAGAACGCCGGACGAAATAGATGATATGGACGCGTTGGGCTACCTGCGGGTGCTGGCCTGGCGGACGAGAAGCCGTGAGCGCCTGGAAGATCAGTTTATCGACGATGTCCTGTGAGGTGGATTAGATGGCAGAAACAACGCGGGAATTGGTGGTCCGCCTGACGATGGACGCGGGCGGCTTTAAGAAGACCGCCAATGAAATTAATACACAAATTCGCAACATCGATCGCGAGATCAGGTCGATGGGCGACGACAAGAGCGGCAAAAAGTCGAAGCTGGAGGAGAAGCTGGGCCTGCAGAAAACCGCTGTGGACAATCTGAAAAGCGCGGTCGATCAGGCGAAGACGAAACTGGCTGAGGCCAACACGGAGAAGGAAAAGCTGCTGGCGGCTAAACAACTGAGCGGGCTGGAAACAAGTCTGGAGACGGCAGAGAACAGAGCCAAGAGCCTGGCGGATGAGCTGCGCAGCATAAACCTGATGAATTTCGGATCGATGGCGACCAACTTTGGCAATGCCATGAAAAGGATGGGCCGGTCCTTCTCTCTCTACGTCGGGGCGCCTTTGGCCGCGCTGGGCCTATCATCGATGAACGTTTTCAAAGAATATGAAATGGCAGCAACCCTCCTGGAAACAAAATTAGATGGCACGGCGGAGGACCTGGAGCGGCTGACGAACGCGGCGCTGGAGATGTCCGAAACCATACCAGTGACATACACAGAGATCTTGGCGATCATGACCTCGTTAGCGGCGGCTGGCGTGCCCACGGATAAGATCGAGGGAATGACCCTGGCGCTGGCCCAGATGGCAGCCGTTACCGGCATGTCGGCGGAAGAAGTCGGCACGTCGATGGTGCTCTTTATGAACGCCATGAACGAGCCTTTTGAGAACATCGACCAACTGGGCGCGGCGCTGGTGGAGCTGGCGGATAAGTCGATCGCGACGGAGACCGACATTTTCAGCATGGCCACACGGATGGCGGCGACAGGAGGCCTGGCCGGCCTGAGCGCTGTGGATGTGTTCAGCCTGGCGGCGGCCTTTGCTTCGATGGGCGTGAATGCGGAGGCGGGCGGCACGGCGGCGAGCAAACTGATGAAGAAGATGCAGCTGGCGACCGAGACCGGCACCACGGCGATGGAGGCCTTTTCCAAGGAGAGCATGACCGCGGGCATGAGCGTGCGGGAGATTCAGCTGGCGGCAGATGATACCAAGTGGGTGACAGCCCTGGCCGGCGAAATGGAGATGACAAAGGAAGAAACAAAGGGCATGATCGATTCGATGGTGTCCCTGCAGCAGTATGCCGACGTGATGAATACAACCATTGCGGGCTTCAGCGCGATGTGGGAGCAGAGCCCGGCAGACGCTATGCTGAATTTTTTCCAAGGCCTGAGCGACCTTGGCAGCAGCGGAAACGAGCAATCGGTGCTGAACATACTGGATCAGATGGGCATGACCGAGGTGCGCCTGTCAAACCTGATCGCCCTGGGCGCGCAAAACCCGGATATGTTCAAGGACTTGTTGAACATCGGCGATACGGGCTTTGAGGAAAACACCGCTTTGGTTGAGAAATCGGGCAAAATATTTGAAACGACCTCCGGGCAACTGGATGTGCTGACGAACCAGATCAAAAACACACAGGCGGACCTGGGCGAGAACGTGGCGGATGCGCTGACCCCGGTGCTGGAGGTGGTCACTGACTTGGTGAGCAAATTCAGCGAGCTGGACGAGGACACGCAGACGCGATGGGTGAAGATCGGCGGCGCGCTGATCGCGCTGGGGCCTATGGCATCGGCCATAGGCAACGTCGCCAAGGGGGTTGGGGACATCGCAACCTGGGCCGGGAAGCTGACCGCTTCTGGTGTGCTGAACTGGCAAAACCTGGGCAGCGCCCTGGGAAGCCTTGCGGCGAACCCGATGCTCCTGATTGGGGCGGCAGGCTTGGTCACGGCCATTGCATTGAGCGCCGACCGCATAGGCCCCGCCTTAAACAATATTCAGATCACCATTGACGAGGACTCAGTACAAAAGGCGCTTGACGAAATCGCGGCGGTTCAGGCAGCCGCTGATAAATTGTCGGGGGCGGAGTTTGATTCAACCTACGCAGGAGTCAGCACCGCCGTAGCCGCGGGGTACGGTACAGAGGCGATGTTCGGGCAGGCGCTTGCCTACGAAAAAATAGTGGCCGAGCGCCAGATAGCTGAAATATCGGGGGCGTATGGGCAACAAATATCAAACCTGAACGCCGCCATTGTGGACGCCGTAAACGCCGGAACCCCGGGAGTGGCTGACGCACTCGAGGGTCAAAGGGAAGCGGTGCAAGCCGACTGGGATGCAGCCGTGCTTTCCATTCAGGGCGATTACAGCGGCGCGATTAACAAACTGTTTGACGGGATGCTGGGGAAAAACAAGGAGGAGGCGGCAAGGGCCGAAAAGATAGGACAGGAATATGACCTGTTCAGCAAACTGCATGAAGCCCTTTGGGAGCCGGGGACCACGGTTGACCAGTGGAAAGAGATTTTCACGCCGGAGATGGTGGCGGCTTATTTCCCTGATGCTGGCGATTATGAAAACTGGATAGCTGGTATTGAATCGCAAGGCATGTTCGACACCTTTGCGACCGGACTATATGAGCGGCTGAGGCAATCCATGACCGAGGACATTTCTGAAACAGCAGAGGACGGGTTGGCGTATACGCTGCTGAAAACTATGCTGGATGCCGACAGTTTTAACCTAGCGGACTTCACGCAGTTTCAAGGGGCATTGGACGGCATTATCGAGGGGTTGGATTTCAAGGCAGCAGAGGGACAGGGAGAGAACCTGACCCAAGGATTGGCTGATGGCGCTTCCAGGGTGGCACCGGAAAAAATGGGTGAATCCATGAATACCGTTCGCGACGCAACAATTGCGGCAATACAGGCGGCTTTCCAGATGCACTCCCCATCCCAGCTAATGGCTATGTACGGGCAGGACATCACAGCCGGAATCGCCGTTGGAATCATCCAGGGAATTCCACAGGCCAGTGCCGCGATGTCTACATTAGGGTCAACCCTGGCGGCGCAGGCGGCGCAGATGGCGTCTCTTATATCCAGCGCCTTCAACGCCAACATCAGTTTCAACATTCCGAATCCGGGCGGGGTCGGACCAGCGAAACCAGGCGGCCCTGCAATCTATAACAATACCATCACCGTAACAGGCTCAGCGACCGCGCAGACGGGCATCTACGGCATCCAAAGGGGCCTGACGGACGCCATTAAGCGCGTGAACAGGGGGTATGGAAACGGATGAGTGATTTTACATGGAAAGGCACGGCAGCGTCCAGCAAGGGGATCATTGTGTCGGAATACCCGCCGATCTTCCGCCCGGAGGAGCGGCTGGAGATGGTGCAGGTGCCGGGACGCTCAGGGGAGCTCTACCTGACGCTGGATGAGCCGGTTTTCAATGCCTACACCAAGGAATGTATATGCTATTTTGACCCCACGAGCAAGAACATCGAGGATATCAAGACCTGGCTGTCCGGGGCCGGGGATGTTAAATTCCACAACGAGCTGGATTATTTGTACGAGGCGCGGATATTGTACCAAATCCCGTTTGAGAAGATTCTGCGGGGGCGTCCCCACCGCACCTTCATCGTGCCTTTCCACTGTCAGCCACTGAAGAAAAAGGCGACCCCGGAGGCGGACATCGTGATGACCGCCAGCGGCACCATCACCAACCCAGGCAGCGTGAGCAGCAGACCCAGAATCAAGGTGGAGGGCAGCGGCAACATCGGCCTGATGATCGGGACGGCGACCATCACCAACATTACGGGCCTGTCCGGCGCTATCGTCATTGACAGCGATGTGGGCGTGGCGTTTGACGCGACCGGGACGCAAAACATGTCTTACTTTGTGCAGGGCGACTGGCCGCGCATCCCCGCGGGGGACAGCCCGGTGTCCTGGACAGGGACGGTGAGCAAGGTGACGATTACCCCCAGGTGGAGATATCTATGATTACAATATACGAACAGGGTCACAACAACTACGAGAGCATGGGGCTGGGAGAGATTTTCCCAGCCTCTTGCGTTGTGCGCCAAGAGCAGGGGGGTGCCTATGAGCTGGAGCTGACGCACCCCATGGACGCGGCGCTGAAATACGACCTGCTGGCCCCGGGCCGCGTGCTGAAGGTGGAGGTGCCTGCCCAGACCACGCCGATGCTGCGCGTCAAGGGCGTGGCGGCGCAGGAGTACTGGAAGGGCAGCATCCACAAAACGCTGTACAGCAAAAAATCTACCAATACGGGCTACACCCAAACGGTGACGAAAACGAAAAAGAACGCGCCGCCGAAAGCGGAGTTGAAAACGGTAGTGTATCAGCCGCTGGACAAACCGCTGGCACCTGCCACCTGGATCACGGGCGCGGGGGCCGGGGCGCCATCGCAGGTGGCCCACCTGTTCACGCCGAAGCCCGAAACCTACACGGAGAGCGTGTGGGTCCCGGGGGACAGCAGCATGGTGGGATCGGCCAGGGCGGGCGAAGAGTTTCTGATCATTGACAAAACGGATCCAAATTGGTTCCAAGTGACCACCGCAAACGGGACCACAGGCTATGTCACCACCTCCGGGATCAGCCATTCCCGGACGGTGGCGGAGGTGCCGGGAGAGACCATCCAGGCGAAGAAGATTAGGGAGCAGCTTTTTCGCATCTACCGCGTGGAAAAGGACACGGACGGGATGGTAGCGCGGGCATGGGCCCGGCATATCTATTATGACCTGCTGGGCAATGTGGTGATGGAGGGCGAGCACGAGAGCATCACCGTGGGCGCGCTGCTGACATCTTTGGAAAATAACTGCTCCCAGACGGATCATGGCTTCCGATTTTACACGGACAAACCGAGCGAAGAACTCACGGAAGTGGACTACACGCACAAAAGCATGGTGGAGGCCCATCTGGACCCGGACAAGGGGATTCTGGCCAAGGGCAACCTCCGCATGGTGCGTGATAATTTTGACGTGTATTTCACCGGGCGCGCCCAGGTGGAGAAAACGCCGATCCTGTACGGGAAAAACCTGCGCGGCGTGGAGCTGGACATCAACGAGGAGGATGTCATTAACCGCATCATCCCCATCGGCTCCGACAAGGAAGGCGACCCTGTTCTGCTGGAAGAGAAGTGGATCGACAGCCCGAACAACGAGGATGACACACTAATCCGGGCGAAGGCAATTGAGTACAGCGAGGCGAAGGAAAAAGAGGCGACCGAGGACGAGCCTGCCATGACGCTGGCGCAGGTGAAAACCAAGCTGCGGGAATTGGTGGCGGAGGAGTGGGACAAGGGGATTGACCTGCCAACCATCGAGATGCGGGTGGATTTTTTGCAGCTGGGGGACACCGAGGAATATGCGCAGTATAGGGAACTGGATCGTCTGTATCTGGGCGACCTGATCCGCATCGAGGACCTGAACCACGGCATCTCTGTGGAGGCGGAGGTGACGGAGTACGAATATGATTGCCTGACAAAAAGATACACCAAATTAGCGGTGGGCGTGACCAGCGCGCTGCGCACGATCGGTAGCGTGGCGGGGTTTATGCTGCCGAATGGGGCGGTGGGCGGCACCAAGATAGCGCGGGGGGGCATCGGATCAGGGCATATGCAGAACCTGTCCGTTACCAGCGCCAAGATCGGGCTGGCGGCGATTGACACGGCGCACATAAAAGACGCAGCCATTGACACAGCACAGATTAAAAACGCGGCCATCACCACAGCCAAAATCGGCGACGCGCAGGTCGATACGGCGCAGATTAAGGATGCGGCCATCCAAACCGCGAAGATTGGCGACCTACAAGTTTCCAACGCGAAGATTGCCAACGGCACCATCGAAACAGCGAAAATCAAGGACGCGGCCATCACCACGGCGAAAATACAGGACGCGCAAATCACCAACGCCAAGATAGCGGCGGCGGGCATCGACTTCGCCAACATCAAGGACGTGGTGGCGGGCACGGGCATCTTTCGTCAAGGCGTGGGCGATGCGCTGTACCTCGACCGCCTTGTGGTGAATGACGCGAACTTCGCCAGCGCTATTGCGGGCAAACTGATGATA